GATGCCGCTGGGGGCGTGAAGGACGCTATCGCCATGGGTGCCACGATTTCGGCACAGCGTGAGTTGATGGAAATGAAGCACCTCCTCAAGTTGCTCGAAAAGAAGAAAGAACTGCTCGAAGAATTGAAGGAAATTCGTGAGAAGAAGCGCGAAGAACTGGAACTCTTCAGCCACATCGAGAATAAGGATTACGAGGGACCTGATCGCATTCAGATTCTTCCGCCTGAGCAGATCGAGATCACCAACGAGGGCACGATGGTGGATGGTCCGACGATCTACTACAAACCACCCGAGGCTCAGAAGCAAGCCTACATGGATGATCCTGATGTCCCGAACCAAGTGAAGGACGTGATTCAGACGGAAGGCAAGATTCCGCTGAACAACGACCCGTTCCAAGGCTCTTACGTCATCCACTTCGCCCGCAAGAAGAGCGGCTACGAACTGCATGGCCGCTCGATCCTGCAACGCTGCATCCGCACGGTTATCTACCGCGAGAAGCTGCGTCAGGTGCAGAGCACGTTGGCATCCCGTAACATGACGCCAAAGCGTTTGATTGTAGCCCCTGACATTCCAGCGAATGAAGTTATTGCCTTACGCGCCCACATCGACGAAGCTATCGCCGATCCCGATTATTCCGTCGTGGTCAATTACGAATGTAGATGGGATGAGATTGGTTCCGAAGGTCGTCTGCTCTCGCTCGACGCTGAGTGGCAGCACACGAACTCCGACTTGGCAATCGGTCTTGGCCTGTCGCCTGAAATCCTCATTGGTGAGGGCATGTACTCAGGCAACCACGTGCAACTGCAATTGATGGAAACGTCCTATGCCCAGTTCCGTGATCTCTTGACATACGTTATCGAGGAGCAGATTTTCAAACCTTACAGCCAAAAACGCGGATATTACGAGATGGACAAGTATGGCCGTCCCCGCTGGATATATCCCAAAATCTCCTTTAGTCGCATGGCGCTTCGCGATCAAGGCGATATTTACGATATGCTTTTCAATTTATATAGTAAGGGATCGTTGCCAGTGGATATTATCTACGAGTTCTTAGATATCGATCCAGAGGATGCGAAGCGAGAACTAGAAGACGCGATGTTCACCGTCAAGGACTCGAAGTTTAACGAGCTTTTGAGCAACATCTACAACTCCGTGGGTGACTGGCTCATGACCAACACCGATCTCGGCAAGCGCATCACGAAGGGTCTCGACCTGAACGCGATTGAGGCCGAAATGGATGACGAAGGTCCAGAAGGTAGCGGCGAGGGTATGGGATAACCGTGGTATAATAGAGTATGAACTATCGCCAATCTGAAGAATTCTCACAAAAAGTCAAAGACGGAATGCTTTGCGCCAAGGCACAAGGCAAATCCATTGGCGGCTTCGTTGACTTGACGGGTAGAACGTTCGGGAAATTAGTTGTCCGTAGCCAAGCCAATAACGGAAAGTGTGGAAGAGTCCGCTGGAATTGTGATTGCGAGTGCGGCAACCACACTGTCGTATCCGCTGAAAACTTAGCCGCTGGTAGGACAGAATCCTGCCGTTGTGGTATGGGTGTAAGACGAAACCAGCGAGTTCCGCCATACAAATACGTCTGGTTCAATTATCGCGGCTCGGCGAAGCGTCGAGACCTATCATTTACGCTCACATTGGAACAACTCGCTTTCATCATTTCCCAACCGTGCGATTACTGTGGCGAGCCGCCGTCACGACCGATGTCCCCTAGTCAAATGCGGCATTCCAGTTACGAGTCTTTTCGTTACAACGGCATCGACCGTATCGACAGCGACAAGGGGTACGTTGAAGGAAACGTAGTCCCGTGTTGCCAGCCATGCAACGAGATGAAGTCCGACAAGTCCCGTGACGAATTTCTACGGTTGATTGCGGCGATCTACCGCCACAGGATTGCCAAGAGCGCCAAAACAGTGATTTAGAATGTTGGAACTACTCACCCCGTCCTTTAGAGGGTGACATGGGTTTCGACATTCAATGCGACGACGTTCTAAAGGCCCTACCACGTTACCCAGACAATACATTCAATGGGTGCCTCACCGACCCGCCCTACGAGCTTGGCTTTATGGGTAGGGACTGGGACAAGTCTGGCATTGCTTTCAGCGTCCCTATGTGGCAAGAAATCTACCGCGTCTTGACGCCGGGAGCGTATGTGCTGGCGTTCGGATTCCCACGTACTCACCACCGTCTGATGGTTGCTATGGAGGACGCTGGGTTTGAGTTGAGGGATGTTTTCATGTGGTGCTACACCAGTGGCTTTCCCAAAGCAAAATCCTGCTTAAAACCTTCTTGGGAGCCCGTTATTTTGGCCTGCAAACGCGGTAAAAAGGTGGTGCCTTTGAACATTGACGCCTGTCGAATCGGAAATGAGAAGCGGTGGAATAAGACCGCCAACAACATCAAGGATTCGGGGTGGGGAATGCGCCCACAGTACACTGGAGGCAAGCAATCGGGTAAACAAGTGATTGGGCGTTGGCCCGGAAACCTCCTCTTCCAAGAGGATGATCGTCTGGGTAACTACTTCTTTTGCTCGAAGGCGTCTAAAAAAGAGAAGGACGCGGGGTGTCTCAACGGCAACATCCACCCCACCGTGAAGCCCCTTGATCTGTGCAAATGGCTGGCAACGCTCATTAAGCCCACAGGCGATACTAAGCTGCTGGTGCCTTTCAGCGGTAGCGGCAGTGAGTTGATAGGTGGGTTTCAGGCGGGTTGGGATGAAATTGTAGGGATTGAACTTGAATCCGATCACGTTGAACTGGCTAAGCAACGAATCGAACACTGGTGTTCATCCCAACCCGTCTTGGTTTAACGGTGGGCGTTGGCGACGTATGCTGCGACCGATGCTGGCTTGATGCCGTACTTCTTCGCAAGTTCATAGACGGTGCTTCCGTCCTCATGGCCGCGAATCATCTTCCGCTTTTCGCTGTCGGATAGCTGGCTCTTTCTCATGCTGGTCTCCTTCCTTTGATATTTTGACTACACAACACAGATTAGTTCCCGGCTGCGGCTGCTTTTCCCTTCACCATACCGCCGCTGATGCGAATTTCAAAGCGTTCGCGGGCTGTTACCATCGTGTCCACGTTTTTTTGAAGTTGCTTAATGATGTGGTCGAATACATCAAGAACTTGGTCAGTCGGATAACCGTTGTCATAGTGCCCGTTCAGTTTGCTTGTCCAGTCCCGCACAAACTGAGAACGACGGTTGTGCATACCACCAAGGTCTTTTTTGAGTTCACTCAACAGGGCTTGTGGTTTCCGCCCCGGTTCATGATTTATCGCCTTCCTGAGGGTCTTAACTGGGATGCCACAATAATCGGCAGCCGCTTTCTCCCGTTCTTTTTGATCCGTAATTGAGCGAACGGGTTCAAGGTTTTTCAGGAGGATGTTCTTCGCCTCGCGAACGCCCGTCTTGTGGAGGTTGGAACGTACCTGATCGCACGCCAACTTGAGGTTTTTCATGCTCTCAACTTGGTTGAGCGAACTGTTGATAATGGCTTTTTCCTTCATGCCACTCTGAATCAGCAGTTCAACCGTCTGTTTCAAGTCCTCAAATTTCGGGGGTTTAGGCCCCGTACAGTTGGCTTTATAGGCGTACAGCAGATATTCAGCTTCGGTTGCTGGAGCCAGCACCGCAACGCGGATTTTCTTGAAATGACTTCTTACTTCGCGTTTCAACTCAGAGTCGATGCTGTTCGCGGTCAAAGCGGCGTATCGTGTGCGTCCTTCGATGAGGCGATAGTAGTCTTTACCCCCGTTCGGAAGGTGCAGCTTTTCTGCTAACTGCGGGGTGACGGGTGCAACCTTTATCAGGTCGATGTTTTTGCCATCAACATAGAGCCCCTGAAGAAGCACTACCCTCTCAGGGTCTTCAGCCCCAGCTTCGACGCGCACGTCCCAGTCCTTGACTATCTTGTCTAACGGTACTTCAAGTTCATGGTCGATCTTCATAATTTTCCCCCTAGTTGGAATGCGACCCACAGCATGGGGCTGGGGCCGTTTTGGTATGTGCGAGAAGTAATCACCTTTACGGTAGAACGTCCCCGCAAGCCATTGTTAAGCGCAGCAGCGAGCAGCGCAATACGATCAAACCTTTCGATAAGCTTGGATTTCTCTCGACCCTTTTCCACCGTTACGGCTATGCGGGCGTTATCAATAATTCCACAGCGGGCGATGTTTTCAAGTTCCTGCCTTACTGACCCATCCCGATATCCCTGCACGTTCCCGCAAAGATCGAAATGGGCGGCTTCAAGTTGGACTCCCTCTTTTGCCCACGTCGTGCAAGCAACGGACACCAAGGCACCACGGCGATGAATACCGTCGCGTTCGGGTGCGGACAACGTGCGGGTAAAGGTTGCGATGACGGCGGGAGATTTATCAACGGTGTACACGCTGCGGGGTTGTACACCCGAGGAGAGGAGGACATCAAGTTCTTTGCGATTCTTTTCGGGAAGGATGAGAACGTCGCCGCCGCGATACGTTTCGAGCAGGATTTTCCAGATAGGAATCCGAGCCTCTTGTTGCTTCTGCTCGCATTCGTATTTTCCGCCGTTGCGCCTCATGGAACCTATTCTACCAAAAAGACGGGCGTTTTTGCTAGGAAATTTCAAATTTATTTACTTGAAGAAGTTTAGCCAATTAAATCCTTTATTTTGTTGTATATATGTACGTAACGCGAGTCGCATCACTTGAAATTTTTCGTCCCTACCCAACTTCAAGTTGAGAAGACGAGTGCCCGTCTATGTAAAGAAAGAATCGGCTTTTCTCCGTATTAGGTAGGGGATCAACCGACTTGCTTACCACACTCGACACACAATCTTGAAAATACGGACTTTACGCCGTATTTTGCCTCCATCATCCGCGATGAGGTAAAACAACTTCTAAACTATTGGTAGGGAATGCACACAATGTTCCATACCGTTTACAAGACGACGAACCTCCAGAACAGTAAATTCTACATCGGTTGCCACAAAACCGATGATCCGAACGACGCCTACCTCGGGTCAGGAAAATACCTCAAGAACGCCGTCGCTAAATACGGAATCGGGGGCTTCAGGAAAGATGTTCTGTTCGTCTACTCCGACGCTAAAGCAGCATTCCAGAAGGAGGCGGAACTCGTTGACGCCCACGTCAGCGACCCGCTGTGTATGAACTTGAAGAAAGGCGGCGAAGGTGGGTTCGACTGGATAAATGCCACAATCCCAAGCCGACTGAACTTGGTAGGAATGACGTTTGGGAAATTGTCGGTTTTGGGGTTTGCGGGCATACGCCCCTTTCCGTCATCCCCCTCGGGCCAGTCTACGTGGCTCGTGCAGTGCGCCTGCGGTAAGAAAATGACGGTGTTGGGCACTAGCTTGATAAGCGGCAAAACCATAAGTTGCGGCAGCGGTGTTTGCAGGGGAATTGTTTTAGATTTGGTTGGAAAAAGGTTCGGCAAACTAGTAGTTGTTGCTTTCAAAGGTATCGGACGCCACCGAAATAGCGCATGGCTCTGCAAGTGTGACTGTGGCGCGGAGAAGGTGGTCATTAGAAAGTCCTTGCTGTCGGGAGATGCAAAGAGTTGTGGTAAAGGCACTTGTCATCCAAAGCACCCAAAAATTTCAATAGGACAAAGGTTTGGAAGGCTGGTGGTGGTTGCTCGCTCAGAAAATTCCTCGGGTAAACGTTCTCAGTGGGTCGTTCAATGCGACTGTGGTAGTTCAAGAAAGGTAGTTCTCGGGGCGAGTCTAAGGAAGTTAGCTACAAAAAGCTGCGGCTGTATTCGTAAGGAAACTACCGCGAAGCTAGCTAAGACTCGTACAGCGGGGGTGAGCAGTCTATGATTACCCAATTGGATCATCAAGTCTCGTGGTCTAAGGAGCTTTTGACTGGGGGGGCTCAGTTTATACAGGTCGCTGACGGTACGCTTTATGTCGTCAGCAACGTGCGTCAGGACAATTCCTTTGCTATCTTCAAGTCAGACCCCGTACCGCCCGCTCCGGGCCCCGGCGCGTCGTTCACTGTCGTGGCGACATACACCTTCCCTTTTCACGGCTCTCCTCCGCTACCAAACAGCGGTTTCGATCCCGTCGTCGCCTACGACCCGAACTCGGGTCTGCTTCACATTATCGGGGCGCAAAACAACGCGATCAATCCTCGCTACTCAGACCTGATTAAATTTACTTTTGACACGAATGCCCAGACCCTCTCTGGGCCGATCACCTTGACATCCGCCTCGGCGGTACGCGATGGGTATGATATGGTGGTGCTCGATAATGGGCATCGCATTGTCGCTGTGTCAGTTGTTGATGCTACGATGATTGGGGCTGAAGTCCCGCCCCTGTTCCAAGCCCCGATCACGTCCGTACAGATCGCGACCGCAGGGACGCCTGCCGAAACCACACTGACAGTTACGGCCAACAACGCATTCTCGGTCGGTCAATTGGTTACCTTGGCGGGGTTGAGTGGTGGAAATACGTTCCTCAAC